TGCTAATTGCTTGCGCAGTTTCACGCTCGGCAGATGCTACCGATAGCTGCTCCGCAGAACGAGTAAATGGCACCATCACCTCACGAGTTTCGCGGAACCTGCTAGAAGATGAGTCACGGGTTTCGCGGAACCTGTTGGAAGATGAGCGCTCCATCGAGGGGAGACCCGCCTTGGCCATCTGCTCCTGCAGATCTTCATTTGAGACAATTGTGCCTTGCTGGAATGGAACAAACAGCTCTGGTCCTCTCTCACCCACAATGCTGGGCTTGTTAATTGGTGGCCTTCCGCCATCAGCAAATTGAGCGATACCAAAATTAGGACCAAGAGTTCCGATTCCACCAAGGACGCCTTTGGAACCGGCCCCAAGCTTGGTAGTTCCAAGATTGAATCCACCACCACCACTAAGACCAGGCAGCAACCCAGTAACAGCATTCAAAATTGCAATTTGAATCAATTTTGAAATAACTTGCTTGGCAAGATCCAAGAAGAAGCTGCCAACACTCTTGAAGAAGTCAGAAAGCGCTTCTTTTGCTGACTTAGATCCAGTGATTGCATCAGTGAATGACTGGGAGAATGCGTCTCCAATGGTTGTGGCCGCTCCCTGAATCAGGTTGCTTGTGTCAACAAGATCACGAAGCTGCTTCTTGACATCAAAAACCGCAGTGCGCAGTTTGATTTCGGTTGGGATGTTGTCAAGGGCAACTATAAACTCCCTAATAGAATTATTAGATGCGTCAATATTTTCCTTTGTTTCTTTAAAATTTTTGGTAAGACTTTCCTCTAGTTGCGGCCTTTCTTTCTTTGCTTCTTCAAATTGCGCTTCTAGTATGCGGAGCTGAGAGGCTACCAAGTCTTCTTGGTTGACAAGCTGGCCAGCCACCTCACCTGAGAACCCTTCCTCTCTCAATCGCAAAATTCTTCTTTGCTGCGACTGCTGAGATGCAAGGCTTTTTTGTTGAGCAAAGATCCCATCGCCTGTATCACTAAATACGCTTGAAACCTTTTCCAAGAACTCTTTGTCAGCCAAATCCTTGCTAATTCCTCTTATTTGCGCCCTTGCGGCATCGAGGTTTTTGGCAAGAGCTATTGCTTTTCTGTCAAGATCTGCTGTTACATTGCCGATTGAAGTAATCGCAGGCGCGGCTATCGCTGCAGAGGTGGGTAGCGCGTTAAGCTCTTCCGTATATTCTTTTATTTTTTCAGCCGCCAAGCCATATAGACCAACTTGAGCTTGAACAACCTCATATTCCTGAGCGTCAAGAACAGTTCCAGGCAGCACTCTAGGCGTACCTACATCATCAATATAAACGCCATATTCACGCAGCTTCGCTGTCGCCTGCCCTTGCTTTATGAATTCAGCGGCAATCTTGCCAGAAATCTCCAATCGTTTCCCGGCTCTACCAGTTCCTTCCTCGATTATCTTTGCGACATTTTGCGCATATTCTTGCTGGATCCTGCCAATTTGCTTTGCGTAAGCTTCGTTTGCTTCGTTAATTGCTTTTGCGTTGTTAATCTTAAATTCTTCAAGCGCTTTTGTATTTTCGGTTTGCTCATCAAGGAATTGTCGATCCAGCGCGATCTCTTCTTCTTTTTGCTGCCTTGAAAACTCAATGATCTGACGACGAGCGGCGAAGATTTCTGGATCCGCACCAGCGGCTACAGCCTTGGCCTCTTCTGCGCCGAAAGCAATATCCTCTTCCACATTAGCAAGCTGCCTTCTGAGGTCTTGCAGATCGCGTTCTTTCTGCAATCGCTGATCAGCAAAGCGCTCTTCAAGCTGCCTTGCCTGCTCGATTGCCTGCTTTCTGATATCTGCCGCTTGCTCTTCAAGCTGAATCCTGGCCTGCGCAATAGAGTTCTCGCGCTGATCGATTGCGTTGAGGAGGGATTGGCCTCGTTGTTTTTGCTCTTCATCGACTCGATCGTCCTCTAGCTGCTCTTGACGCTCTTTTGTTTGCCGCTGAAGATTTTCAATAATTTTTATCGCTTCCTTTAGATTTGAGATCTCGCCCTCGTATCTTTTGTAAACACCCTCTCCAAATACTTTTTTTGTAAAAGGGTCTAGCTGTGCAAACCGGATAGCAGCCTTGATGTATTCTTTTTCGGCTTCCGCAAGTTGATTCTTCAACTTTTCCAACCCTCCTTTCTCTTGAAGAGCTTGATTCGCCAGAAAATTCGGACCCGGCTTGATTAAGCCAAGCTCTACAGATTTATTCAAAATATCATCAATTGCTGTCAGCCAAGTCGTCGCGTAATCCTGCAACGCTGCGCCGGTTGTCTGAAAAACACGACCAGTTGTTAGCTGGAGTTTTTCCAACGCTTTTTCATACCTAAGCCCTGCGAAAGCGGCATTACTCGCAAGTTCATTGAGGTATTCCCCATTTTCGTCAAACTTATTTTTAGCAAAATCGACAAATTCCTGCAGCGTAACCTTGCTTTGTTTGAATGCGTCCGCAAGCTGTCCTGGCGTTCGTTTTGTAAATTTTGCAAAATCAACAATCGCAGCAGGCAGCCTTTCGCCCAATTGCCCCCTAAGCTCTTCCGCCTGAGGACTGCCTTTACTGAGGACCTGAATAACAGCCCTCATGGCACCTTGAACCTCTGCCAGCCCACCACCTGTCTTGTAAACAGAAGCGGTAATACCTTCAAAAATTTTCCTTGTATCCTCAACTGAAATCCCAAGCTCAACCGTGTTGGCCCGAAGCTGGGTCATGATTCTGTAGCTATCCGCCAAAGGAATCAGAAGGCGCTGAGATGCTTGCTCAGTGGCTTGAGTTGCCTGCACGAATTCACTGAAATCATTGCTAGCACCAGCAAGTCCCAAGCGAAGGCGATCAATCTCAGCGGCCATCTCTGTATATTGGCCAATCTGCTTCCGAATACCACCAAGCTGAGCACCAAATGCAGCACCAGTAAATGCTCCACCAACACCACCAACAAGAGCGCCACCAACACCACCAAGGAAACCCTCAGGACCACCAAAGATGCCACCGGAAATAGCAGCGCCAGCAGCCTGTGCAACCTGTCCTCCAGACAGGGGACGGCGACGACGCTGTTGACGCTCACGCTTTTCTAATTCTCGCTCAATTAAATTCGATTGATCTATTATTTGCTTATTTACTTTATTGAAATCACCACTCAGCGGATCCAAGTCATCTTGCAAGGATCTAATTGCTGAAGCAAACTCTCGAAGATTTTTTGTGCTTCTTTGCGAAACATTAGTAAAGAGTCCGAATTCTTGCTTTAGTGACTTCAATTCATTTGAAGCAGAACCAAAGTCGTCAGCAATCCTGCCTCTACGGCCACCACCACTGCCACCTGAGCCGCCAGCAGAAAGTAAATTTGTATTTGGTCCAGCAAAGAAGTCTTCTTCTAAAACCGAAGCACTTCTTTCCCTGGATCGCTGATTAGCGATTCTCGTCCTTTCGGCAAACCGTTCTTCCCTTGATACTGCAGGTGGCAAAGCCCTAACTGTACCTCTTAAAATTTCAGAGATAGGTAGTGCTCGTTGACCGCCAAAATCAAACCGCCCAGACGGTATCCCCCTGAAGCCTTGAGATTCGGACGAAAAAATACCTCTAACTTCTGGATAGCCAGCTGCAGGTAAACCTCTCGCCTGAAGCGAGTAACCCTTAAGAGCTTGCGTTAATTCATCGCCCAGAAAACCTGTTACTTCTACAGGTAAATTCTCAAAACCCACTTCATTGATATAACGCTTCGCTGCAGCAAGATCAGAAGATGCTTCGGCTAGAAGCCTCGCCATCTTTTGATATTCCCTAGCAGTTCCTGCCGGGCTAAACATTGAAACGCCTGGATTTTGCAATTCACCAAAACGGCGTTCAGCAGGCGGCAGTGCTCTTGTTTGACCGATCTGCGAAATACGTTGAAGCCTTTCTTTATCAGCGGCAAAACCAATCCTTGATTCTGGCAGCAAACCAGCAATTCTTGTTCCGGGAAGAAGTTTTTGATTTGTAAATCTCTCAAGCTGCTCTCTAACGCGGATCAAAGTCTTAGTCTTGCTCGCGACACTTTCAATAAATTCTTCGTAATCTCCAACAACACCTACCCAAGGGTTAGGCGTACGAAGCTCTTTAAGGTATCTTGCAACGCTAGATGCAATTTCCCTCTCAAGCTCACCGGGTCCAATCTGCCTTTGCGCTTGAATAAATCCAGGCACTTCTGCAGCCCTAGCCCTGCGGCTCGCGATATTTGCGAGATCTGTTGTAATCTTTGACGTAGGTAAAGACTGAAGAAGGTTGTAATAAATTTCTGCGTCAGTAGTTACTGCTGCAATATTTACTCTTAATTGATTAAATAAACGCTCAATTTCTGTGTCTAAAGATTGCGAGCGTGCCGGAAGGGGACGATAACCCGGAGTAGCAGGTCGTGCCCTTGTTCCAAAACCAGTGAAAGTTGCCACTGGTTCGTTGACAGTTCCAATTAATCTTCTGGGTTGACGACTTTTTTGTATTAAGGGATCAGCAATCTGCTCAATTTCTTTTTGCACCTCTCGCTTGCTTGACCTAATAGCAGACAAAAGTCCGCGAATAATGCCTAAGCCAAGAGGAATGCCGATTTTTTGCTCGGTTTCTTTTGATGGACTTCTAATGCCGAAAACAGACTTGTAAGCAGCGATTAGTTTCTGCGCAAAACTTTTAGCGCCTTTGTTTATTTCATCGGAATCTGATGCTCCCTTTGAAACACCTTCAGCAATATCATCGCCAATATCAGTGCTTTTTGACTTAAGATCAACAGCCCGGCCACCTTTTTCAAACGCTGTAACAATATCATTAAACACTTCAGTGGCAGATTTGCCCATCATTTCCCGCCGACGCCTAGTGTCAGCAGTTGATAATCCCATAATCTCCTTGTAGAGAGAAGAAATGTCTTCCCTCCCACCAAGACCGAAAGCAGAACGCGCTAGTATTGCTTCTTTTGCTTCTTCGCTCAAGCCAAGAGCGGGGGAAGAAACATCAACCGAAGGTGCACCTCTTACTACTTCTCGACTTATACCAAGAGTTTTAGCTCCACCGCTTCTTTCCAATCCGGTGCCAAGAGCCGATGTTTGCCCAGCAGCCGGAAGAGCGAGCGTTTGTCGCAGAACTTGGCGTTCTGCATCAATTCTTTCGAGGAATTGTTTGCCTCTTATTTCGGCCGGAGTTTTATAGCCAGGCTGATCACGCTCCAAGTACATCTTGCGAGCGACAGCTCCATAATCAACCTGAGAAGCTGTTGCCCGTCGCGTCATTTCTGCGACATTTCGATAGCTATTAGCAATCTGGTCAAGACCTTTTTGAAGATTATTTACTTGCCTTGCATTCTCCGCATATTTAGCCGAACCTTCTGTTGTTTCAGTATTCAATTCAGACATTTCAGCCTGAAGCTGGCCGATAGCTTCACGCAGATTCTTTTGGTTTCTGACCGCAACGCCACTGGCTAAATCTTTGATTAAAGCAGCTCCTAAACCTTGAGTTGCGGCAGCGGCTTCGCGTTGGACACGGGCAATTTCAAGCGAAACCAAAACATAGGCATCAGAATCGCGAGCCGTATTAGCAAGCCGCTGCTGAAGCTCTCGAAGACGCTGATTGAAACCCGCCGTTGTTTCTGGAAGCTCACCAATTCTTTCGTCAAGACGACTCAAAATATTGAGCAGCTCTGGATCGGCAAAAGCCTGAGCTAAAGATCGCGCTGATTCCCTTGCGGATCTTGCGGTTTCTTGGAAAGAAACTATTGCACCTCTGGAAAGTGATTTTTCAATCTGAAATTGCAAATCTTTAAGTATTAGCTTGACTTCTTCCTCTGCAGCCCTTAGATCTTTTACTGGAACTAGATCTTCTATTTTTATTTCCCCGAAGGACAATGCGCTTGTGGCTATAACATCCTCAAAGCTTCTTCTTCCTGAAGGCTTGACTCCTCTGTCAACCAAAGACTGGAGACCTATTCTTTGACGCCTCTGGACTAGCTCCTGCTCATTGGATAAAGCACCTAATTCTTCCCTCTGCTCACGAAGAGATTGCGTTACCGATCTAATATTTTGCAGTTGCTTTGATGCACCACCCGCGCTGGCAGATACAGACTGATTTAACGACTTTTGCGCTAATGCCAGCTGTTCGGCTTCTTCAGTTAATTGGTTAAACTTTGCGTTTAATGATGATATGTCTACCCCTAGTTGCCTGAAAGATTCAGAGTCAAGCCTGACCTGGCCTCTCAGCTCAATTAGTTTATCTATGACTCGTTTAATTTGAGATTGACTAGAATTAGCGGACTCGCCAAGACTTACCAGTCCTTTTCTTTGAGATTCAATCGCAGAACTAGAGCCGATAAGTCTAGCCTTTAGCTCGTTAATGTCACTTGACAAACCCCTGTAAGCATTACCGCCAGCCTCGGCCTGCTCACGAAGACCTTCAAACGCTTTGATCTGCCTTTTAATTGCAGCCTCGCTTTGTATGGCAGCTTTTCCATAGTCAATAATATCTTTGCGTGCGCTCTGGATTAACTCATCAGTTAAGTTGACAGTTTTCCCGAGATCTCTAAAAGAACGCTTAAGCGCAGAAATTTTTTCCGCGCCTTTTATGTTGAGCCTTGCTTCGATTTCCTGTACTTGTTTTGCCACTACTTCTTCTCCTTGTTCAGCTCAGAGAGTGCTACAGCTTCCATGGCCTGGATGCCTTCAAGCATCTCGCGGGGATTATCAACATCATAGAGCGATAACATGCCACCTGCACCGAGTAGCACTTCATACTTTAAGCCAACATAGCCGCCCATAGTGACGTTCCATTGCGTTTGCATCCGCAGGAACATCATGACAGTTTCCCAATTTTCATCCCATACTTCAAAATGCTCCTCTTCTGGTTCTTTTTTACGCTGCAACTTTAATCCAAAAGCAGCAGCGTCATCGGCGCTTTTGTCATCTACCCTCTTACCGCTTCCCAGCCAATAACTGACAGCTGCTTTTAGTTTCCCAGCTTCGCACCTTCAAAAGTCTCGGTATAAGCACTAAGCACACCGCGAATCCAATAAGGATCATCCGCGAACTCTTTCATGGTTGCCTGACAGAAAGGCACTGGCTTGCCATCCTCATCGTCAATACCATCCCATCCAACCATTACGGACTTGAGAAGATCAAGGTCGCCTTTGTCCGCTAATTTTTGAAACTCAGACCTAGGAACGCGCTTGAAAACTGCATCAAAAGTTGAAGTCTCAAATACTCCCCCATCAGCGGGCTCCTCAATCTTTACAGGCCACTTGAAAGTTTTGACCTTTTTGCGAACAAAAGCCATTAGAAAATTTACGTTCCATCAAATCATACAGCAAAAAAAAGGGACCGCAACGCGGTCCCTGGGGTTCTCGCTTTCACGAATCAAGTATACACCAAAGAGAACTCATCGTTTCCTGCCGTAGAAGGAACAGCAGTATAGGGAAGGTTCAGCATCGCAATGCCATCCTGATCGCTATACGAAAGATCTCCGATGTCAACCTTCGTGGAAGAGAAGTCGATGATATTACCAGCAGTAGTACCGTGCTGGAATGTCAGATTGCCCAAAGACTGATCAGTCAAGGCAGCCGCGAAATAATCCTTGTCAGCGATTGGGATCATTTCGATCACAACAGTTCCCGTGGATGCACGGTCTGTGATCAGAACTTCCTTAGTGCAGCCGATCAGGTCACGATAGACCAGATTGTTACCCACGTCGAATGTGACAGATTGGAGGCATCCAGAGAAGGAAAGAAGCTGAAAACTGTCTGTATTGCCGTTTTTGAAGATCAGAGGAGGAACCTGATCAGCGTAGGTAACAGAAGGCAGTGCAGAGTCTTCTGGAGCGTTGTAGATCCCAGTGAACGTAAAATCAATCGTTGGGATCTCTCCTACGTTGGCGTTAAGAACAAAAGTTCCACGGCAGCCAGTTACCCTGTGACGAACTCCGTCGATATTGTAATAAATGGTGACGGAGCTGAAACTTGAAGAAACAGGAGCGTAGGTTACGCTCGTACCTGCAGCCACAGTCTCGCTCAAGCCGCAAGCCTGAAGGGCTTTGCCATATCGAGGAGCAGTGCCAGCGGTTCCTGAGCCAGCGAACTCAACGCTAAATGTGCATTCCACACGAGTGTTAGCGAGAAGCTGCTCAGAAGCGCCCAAGTAAGGGCGAATCAGATCCCTGCTGACAACATCACTCTGCTGAGGAGTGATGTTCAGATCCCTCACTAGAACTGCGTCCGCTCCATCCGGTGTCGCGTCCGTTCCATAAGTTGATTCCGTTTCGATCAGAATCAGTCGTTTCCGAAGAAGAAGTGCCATTTTGTTGAAGGGTTTCGGCGGGCAGTGTTCGCTTGATCAGAGTTCGTTTGCCGGTTTCTGGATCGATAAAATACGACCCACCTTGACCGCTGTACTCATCAATCATGGTAGTGCTTGAGTCTTCTTAAATCCTACTCAATCGTCAAGTCTGCCACCGTAGTTCTATATTTCACATCAAATTCATTAGAAAAAACGCCAGCAGGTTTGTCTGCATCAAGAAATTCAAAGGCAGTTAAAACTGGTTGAACATCTTGCGCGTAGCCACCAAGAGTGAGATCAGCCATGATTTTCGAATGCAGTGATTCAATTATCGGATCTGCATCTGTGTAAGAATTGTCCGAACGCACAACCACCACCACCCTTACTCGAAGAGTCCAATCAAGCTTTGGAAGCGATGTAAACTGCTGCGCTGTATCCGAAACGGGCTCAATAATAAGAATAGGGCTCTCAGCCCTTGCAACCGCCGTAACTCTTGATCGATACACTCTTCCATCAACCCCAGCTGTACTAGCCAAGGTCGATGCGATTTGAGCCAAAATCTGCTCCCGCTTGGTGGTCATCAGTTACACATCACAGAACCAGTGAAACTTTGACCGTTGCCAATGCTTGTAGTCTTTGCTCTTACGTAAAGCAGAGGGGTGTTGCTGTAGGAATGATAGTCTACGCCTGAGCCATTATGAGAATGAGATTCAAGGTCGAACCAATCGGTT